CACTGTAGATGACCACACACGTTGTTAAAGAATAACTCCTTCTTCTAATAAAATTTGACGATTCTTAAGGTGTTCTTTTTGGATATCATCTTTACTTTGTCCAAAATACCTGACTGCCATATGTTTAAAAATCATATATTCGTTCAAATTCAATTCACCGTTGGAAACTAATAACTCACCAAGAATACGACCGAACTTTCCACGAGCATCATCCTTGTGAGTTTGGACAATAATTTCACTACCTTCTGGACAATGTTCCTGCACGAAATGTTTTGCTAATAAACCAAACTTTTTTTCTTCCTTGTCTCTGGTTCTACTTTCTGGTGTGTCTATTCCATATAATCTAATGCGTTGGTTTCTTAACCAAACATCAAAACCCAAATCTAGGTCAACATCAACAGTATCTCCATCAATAACCTTTAAAACTATAGCGCGATACTGATACATTATATTCTCCGGTTCAAATTATACTAATAAATAGGTGGTCTACTATTTATCTTTACTATTTATATTCAGGATAAACTCTACTGAGAATATTAATGGCAACAACACCCGAATATTTTTCCTATGATGGCAACCCAGCAAACCCAAATGGACTCACCCCGTTCGGTATTTTTGATACAGAATCAACATTTCAGACCGATGGACCAAAAGTAGCTAACTTTGTTGCTACCAGATTGGGTTATCCAATCCTTGATGTAGAACTTCAAGATCTACAAATCTATGCTTGTTTTGAAGAAGCTACAATTGAGTATGGAAAACAAGTCAATCAGTTTAGAGCTAGAGATTATATGTATAATATTCTTGGTAGTTCTACATCTACTGATATTACACAAAAGAATATTATTGGTTCTCCACTAACACAAATCGTAAAATTAGCAAAAGACTATGGAACAGAAGCTCTTGCTGGTGGTGATGTTGAGTTAAAACGTGGACATATTATTACAACCAGTAGTGTGGCTACATATGATATCAAATCATTATGGGGTGATGTTAGTGAAAGTGGTGAAAGTTTAGAGATTAGAAAGATTTATCACGAAGCAACACCTGCTCTTGCTAGATATTACGACCCATTTGCTGCTACTGGACTTGGTATTACCAATTTATTCGCAGAGTTTGGGTTTGACGGATACTCACCAGCCATCACCTTTGTTATGATGCCTGCTTATGAGGATATGTTGAGGGTTCAAGCTATTGAAATCAATGACCAAATTAGAAAGAGTATTCATACATTTACGATTTCTAATAATATTTTAAGAATTTCACCTGTTCCAACAACGTCATTTAAGATGTATTTTGATTATTATGTCACCAGTGAAAAGTCAGGAACATTAATTCAGTCAGGAAGTCAAAATCAATTTGTGAGTGACTTATCAAATGTTCCATTAGAACATTTACCATACAACAATATCAACTCAATTGGTAAGGTTTGGATTTACAAATATACATTGGCACTCGCTAAAGAGTTGTTAGGAACCATCCGTTCCAAATATGAAAGAGTTCCAATCCCAAATAGTGATATTAAGATGGATGGCGAAGTCTTACGACGAGAAGCACAACAAGAAAAAGAGATATTGGTCAAAGAATTACAAGAAACATTGACCAAAGCCGGTTATCACGAACAAATGAAACTACAAGCAGAGTCAGTAGAACACCAAGTAACAATAATGAACAAGGTTCCCCTTCCAATATATGTAAAGTAATATGGCAAAGTTCGTAGGAAATCGTGATTTTGAATTTTTTCAACACGTAAATCGTGAATTAAGTGCGGAAATCGTAGATACTCCCGTAATTTTGTATAAACTAAATTTAAACTATGTAAATACAAACATTTATGGTGAATCTGTGGAGAAAGTTGCATACGATGGTGTAGAATTGACTGCATTTGTAGATTATAAAGGAAATGAGGTCATCACTGACAGTGGATTTGGTATTGATTCTACACAGGAAGTTGAATTTAGATTTGTTCGTAGAATATTACAAGAAAGACACGTATATCCAGAGATTGGTGATGTCATAGGATTTGATGACGCGTTTTTTGAAATTGATAATACCCAAGAAGTTCAACTTATAGCAGGTAGAGTAGGTTATAATCAATCAATAATATGTTCTACGCATCTAACAAGACGTAGTAACATTCAAATTGAGTCTAGACAAGTATGAGTAAGGTAACCAATTTAGTTAAGAATGCACAGAACGATGGGCAGTATCAAAATCGTGGTCTTGATACCAAAACCGAAGAATCAAACCAAATCTCGGTCGGTCTTATTGATATTGATACTACTATTATTGAATATATGCAACAAGTCATCAAACCACACGTTGTTCAAGATGGCGACAAGATAGAAGTTCCTATTATGTATGGTAATCCAGAACGTTGGAAGAACATAAGACAAGATGGTGTCTTACGAGATGTTCGTGGCAAATTACAAATACCTTTGCTTGTGGTTACCAGAACAGGATTGGTAAAAAATACAATGAATAGTCCTGTCAAAAAATATCAAGAATTAGATTTTTATTCTACACAATGGAACCCACGAAACAAGTACGATAGGTTTGCTGTGTTAAATGGTATAGAAGAAAGTAATAAATATGTATCAGTTATGTATCCAGATTATTATGATTTAACATATCAATGTGTAGTTTGGACCGAATATATGGCACAAATGAATCACTTAATAGAACAGATTTCGTTTGAGGCCGAAAGTTATTGGGGTGAAAAAGACAAATACAAATTTAAGACATCAATAAAAGAATATAAAAATACAGTAGAATTACCAGAAAGAAAAGACAGATTGGTCAGGTCAGAATTTTCTATGACAGTTAAAGCATATCTCTTACCAGAAAATACTGTAGATAGATACGGAAGACCAATGAATATGAATCAAACCAGATTCACAAATAGAAAGCTGGTCATCAAGGAGAAATTCATTGAATAGAAATGATTTTGAGAAATTTCTATTATATTTATAATACAAAGGATGGTTAGGTTATGACAAAAATTAGTGATGAAGAATTACAGAAAGTAAAGATAAATCGTGAACAGGTTCTCATAAACTCACAACAATTAAGTGATTTGGTTTTACAACAAACTTTGTTAGAAGAACAGATAGAGATTGTTAAAAGTCAATTTTTAGCTGCTTTTAACACAGAAAGAAATTACTTAGAGAGTTTAAACGATAAGTATGGCGAAGGGTTACTTGATATTGAGACAGGTGAAATAAAAACTACCTAATGGAGAATAGAGTATGGCAGAGCGTGTAGTTAGCCCAGGCGTATTTACCCGTGAAAGAGATCAATCTTTCTTAGCTCAGGGTGTGGCTGACATTGGTGGTGCGTTTGTTGGAGTAGCCCAGAAGGGACCAGCGTTCGTTCCAGTGATGGTCAGTAGTCAACAAGAGTTTGAGAACAGATTTGGAACCGCGGACGAATACAGCTACTTAGGATATACAGTCCAGAATTACTTACAAGAAGCTGGTTCAGCAACCGTTGTTCGCGTTCTTGGTTTAGACGGATATAGTGGTGGAACCTTTACTTCAGCTAGATTAGTCGCTAGTGGTTCTGAAGGAGAAAAGGTTCTTGCTATTTTCCACCCAACTGTTGCTGGTGTTAAATTAACTGGTGCTAATGTTAGTGGAACAAATTCATTAACGATTGGTTTGACCGGATCTAACGGAAGTGTGTCATATTCTTCAGTTTCACCAAGTGGATCTAGTTCCGATAATATTATCAATAGTATTGGAACTTCCGCATTAACAAGTGGATCTGCTCCAGCATACACCTACGCTTATTTTCCATCTGCTATTGACCCCGATAAGGGTGGTGTAAGTTTGACAGAAATTGCATTAGTAACTTCTTCTGGATTCCTAGACTTCAGTACAGCAGCTACTAAAGAATATTCAAACGCTTCAACTCCTTGGATTCGTTCACAAACAATCGGTGGTTCAAAATATGACCTATTCAAAGTCCATACTCTAGCTGACGGGTCAAATAGTAACCGCGATATCAAGATTTCAATTCAAGGTATTAAGTATAGAACAATTGAAGGTCAGTTCGGAACATTCTCACTATTGGTCAGAAAAGCAACCGATACAGATACAAAGTCAGAGATTCTTGAACAGTTTGATAACCTAACATTAGATCCAGATAGTTCAGACTACATTGGAAGAAGAATCGGTAACAGTGTTTCAACATATGATTCTGTTTCTGAAGAATACCTATATGTCGGTGACTTCCCAAATAAGAGTCAGTTCATTAGAGTTGAACTAAGTGATGACCTTGTTGCCGGAACTGTTCCAGAAACAACATTGCCATATGGATTCGCCGCTGTCTACGCGCCATTCAAGATTGAAGATACCGAAACTTCAGTCAGAGCACAAGTTGTAACCACAGCTTGGACATCTGGTTCAGTTATCAGTGGATACAAAACAGGTGCGGTCAGAGACGCTAGAAAGTTCTACGGATTTGACTATACTGAAACAAACTATACAAACTGGGGTTTCTTAAACCCATTACCAGATGGAGCCGCTACAGTAGGATATGTCGCGACCAGTGGTTCAAATACGAATTCAACAGAGTTCTCATTAGAAGATGTTGCTAGTGGTGAAGTTGAAAATGTTAACTTAAGTATAACTGCTAGTGCTCACATTACATATCGTAAGTTCACCGTACCAATGCAAGGTGGATTTGATGGGTTTGAACCTAACAGAGAAAGAAAGATGGGTGCTGACATTTCATCAACAAACACCCAAGGGTTTGATATCAGTACTTCACAGGCAGAAGGTGGAAGGGCGTTCAAGAAAGCTCTTGACTCACTCAAGAATCCAGAAGCCTATGACATGAACCTACTGGTCATCCCCGGTGTTAACTACGAACAACATCCATATGTCTGCCAATACGCAATTGACATTTGTGAAGACAGACAAGATACATTCTACATTATGGACTTAGCAAGTTATGTTGCTGACATTCCAACTGCTACCGCTACTGCTGCCTTAATTGACACAAGTTACGCCGCTGGTTGGTATCCTTGGGTAAGAGTTCTAAACACCAATACAAACAAGTTTATCTGGGCACCACCTTCGGTCGTTCTACCAGAGACATTCGCTTATAGTGATAGTGTGTCTGCTGAGTGGTTCGCACCCGCTGGTCTAAACAGAGGTGGTATCGCCGGAGCACAGGGTGTTAAGACAAGACTTAACAGAACAAATCGTGATGAACTATACGAGAACAAGGTTAACCCAATCGCACAGTTCCCCGGTCAAGGTATCGTTGCCTTCGGACAGAAGACACTACAAACACGCTCAAGTGCTCTTGATAGAATCAATGTCCGTCGTCTCTTGATTGCTCTCAAGAAGTATATTGCATCAAGTTCAAGATACCTATTGTTTGAACAAAACACAGAAGCAACACGTAACAGATTCCTAAACTTGGTCAATCCTTACCTCTCTAGTGTGCAGGAAAGACAAGGACTATACGCTTTCCGTGTGGTCATGGATGAAACAAACAACACACCAGATGTCATTGACAGAAATCAACTAGTTGGTCAAATTTATCTACAACCAACCAGAACGGCCGAGTTCATCGTCCTTGACTTCAACATCTTACCAACAGGTGCTACTTTCCCTGAGAGTTAAGATAAACTAAAAGGTTATATAAATTAGTGGTAAGTGATATTTATATAAAAGTATAATTTTTGGAGACAAAATATGGCCAATTTGGTAGAAGAACAGGAGCTATTTTTTAAGGCTTTTGAGCCTAAGATGGCAAACAGATTTATTATGGAAATGGATGGTGTTCCATCATATGTCATCAAGGGTGTAACTAGACCTACATTAACACAAGAAGCAAAAGCCATTAACCATATCAATGTTCAGAGATATGTAAAAGGTCGTTCTGTTTGGGGTACCGTCCAAATGACATTACATGACCCAATCGTTCCATCTGCCGCACAATCTGTTATGGAGTGGGTACGTCTCCACCATGAATCTGTAACGGGTCGTGACGGATATACAGATTTCTATAAGAAAGATCTAACAATTAATGTTCTTGGACCAGTTGGTGACAAAGTAGAACAATGGATTCTTAAAGGTGCACAGATCCAAGAAGCTAATTTTGGTGAATTAGCGTGGGATACTGATGATCCAATCAATATTACACTAACATTACAACCAGATTATTGTATTCTTAACTACTAGTAGAAGGAAAATACAAATTGCTCTTACTGAGCAAGCCTCCCCGAACAATTCGGGGAGGTTTTTTGTTATATTCAAAAATACTTATAGTAAGACATTTAATTAGAGTATCATTATGGCACAAAGCACAAATCTAACCGTAGGACA